ATCTTCCCCACAATTAGTGCATCTGTAGTAATCTTGAACAATTGCAACCATGATAGTGTCTTCTTCACAGTACTCACAAAATCCATCTACAGTGTCTATTTTATTAAAAAATCTTATTCTTTTCATACTAAATCTACTGCCTTTCCTATAATCGGTTTATATTTAACTTTCTTATCTTCTCTATACGCATGCATAAATTGTCTTCTAGGCTGGTAGGGTATCCAACTGGCATGAATCCACCCACTATTTGGCTCACCAGGGGTATAAAACTCCAAAATTAATTGATCTGTCTCTAAATATTTATGTATCCAATCAGCAACTTCTGCATTATCCACACCTAAAACTTCGAAATCTGCGGCCTCAGCTTTAGCGTGCTGTGAATTTTCTGAGCTTCCTATTGCTTTACATAACTCAGGGGATCTGTATCCGCTAGTCACCTTGACTCTTCCAAACTGGTCCCGAACGGGTTGTAAAACATTTTCACACAGTTGTTTTAATTTATCAATCTGGTCACCATTAGGTTCATTATGGATATTTAATCTGATTGCTGTATCAGATTTTGTTAACTCTTGAAGAGTAAAGTTCCTGGAAAGGTTCATTTATTATTTATTTTATCAAAAAAAGTATCTATTGTCCCAAAAAATTTATATAAATATTTATCTATCATTTACTTGCAATTTTACCTTTGTTTGGTCCTTCTTTTATTACGTATTTTTGTGTACCATTGGCACCTATTTCAACTTCTTTTTTTAAATTTTTAAATAATATTTTTTCTTTTTCTTTAATATCTTTTTGTTTTAAAAAAGATTCAATTGTTTTACTGTCCCTCATAAGTTTTATCCTCCTCTCTTATTTTATCTTCTTCTATATCTTCCATTTGGTAAAACATTTTGTCACTATCTTCTGTAACCATATTATTGTCTTCTGCATCCCAGTATGTAGTTTGGACTTTATAGTCAGGCCAGCTGTTATCAGTAGTGTATGAATTAACATGCCACAAAAGGCGATTATTAGGCTGAGCTGCAAAATTCCCGTTATCAAGTTCCAATATATGCGCACACTTATGTTCTTGAGGAATTTCAGAATGTTCAACATCCAATATATTAGTATCTGGATGTGCCCAATCAATCGTAAATAAATATTTACCATGATAAAATTTTTTGTCTAGTCCTAAAAATTTTCCTCTTATACCATCCAACCAATCAAAACAATGAACGCTAGGCCAATAGCTAAAACAATTCCACAGTTCCAACTCGTCAACTGACATATCGGGCACTTTGGATCTAGAAAGATGTTTTTGGAAAAACGCTGAGATAGGCAAACGCCAATAGCACGCACCGTTGGGTAACATGATATTAAATAAGAGTGCACGACCTGAAATAGAGCTAAGACCAAAGATAACGCAGTCACTAGACTCTCCTTGATGTTCTTTAAGATCATAAAGATACTCCTTCCTTACTTTGCAATAGATTGGAGGAATGTTTGCGTTTAAATATGCCATAATATTTACCCATGTATTTCACCCCAAGTATTGCCATATTCATAATCAACTTTATTTGGGACAGCTAGTTTAACAGCATTCTCCATAATTTCAATTATCTTTTTAGCTTGCTCAGGAGACTCAATAGATATATCTAATTCATCATGTATTTGAATGTGCGGTATAATACCTTCGTTGTATAAATCTAACATTGCTTTCTTAGTCATATCCGCTGCACTGCCTTGAATGAGTTTATTTAAAGCTTTGTAAGTCATTGCTCTTCTTATATTGGCTATTTTTGCATTAGGATATTTTTCAAAATATGAAGCTTCTGCATCAGGTTTACTCATAGGTGCAATAAATTTACCATTATTCCATTCAGCTATTTCCCATTTATCAAATCTACATCTACGACCTAACAGTGTACCAATAGATCCAGATTTTTGAGACATCTGAGAAGTCATATTCATAAGATCTTTTACAAATGGAACATTCTCATGATATTGATTAAATAATTTTTCTGCTTCATCTTTAGTAGCTAAACCTAATTCTGCTTGTAGTTTTGCTTTACCCATACCATAAAACAAACCTAAATTAATTGTCTTTGCTTGTGATCTAGATATCCCTGCCATGTCAGCAACTTTTTGGTGAAAGTCTACAGAGTCTTTTTGAAATTCTTTAACAATGTCTACAACAGAATCATCATACATAATTGGATCAGTGTTTGCTGCATAGTGTACAACTAATCTTGGTTCTTGTTGTGAATAGTCAAAACAACCCCAGGTACAATTTTCTTCTGGTATAAATAAACCTCTAATCATTGGACCCAAGTCTTTATTCCTTGCAGGAATTTGTTGTAGGTTTGGATTACTATAACTAAATCTTCCTGTAACAGTACCACCTTGATCTGATCGAATAGGATTTATGTCAGCATGTATTCTGCCTTTATACTCATGTTTTAAAATTGTATCAATAAAAGTTGTATGCGCTTTATTTATTTCTCTTGCTTTTGCAATTTTTTGTACTAAAGGATGCTCGTGTTCAGACAGAAAATTTTTAGTAAAACTAGGTGCTTGTGATTTTACAGTTCTTTCGTAAGGTAAATTTAATTTATCAAAAACTTTTGCAATGCTTCTTGCAGCCCATATCTGTGGCTCAATACCTGTCTCTTTTTTTACATCTAATAGCAATGCTTGCTCTTGTTGTGTTAATCTTTTCTTTAATAAGTGAGCTTTCTCCACATCTACTCGCACACCTTTAAATTTCATATCAATCAAACATGGAAACAATTGTGTTTCCAAGTCGAATATCTTTTCTAATTTTTGTCTTTGTATTTCTCCAGATAATTTTTTAAATAATTTTAAAGTTAATGTTGCATCTTTTTCTGCATAAGCTCCAACATCCATTGCAGGTAATTTATACATTTCTGATTTAGCATCTATACCGGCTGCAGCTGCTGCATCTAATAAAGTTTTTTCATCTTTTACTTCACCAAGATAATCAAAACCAACACTGTTCAAAGAATAAAATAATCTATTCTCGTCAATTAAAGATGCCATCACCATTGTATCAATGATATGTCCGTTAATCTGTATTCCGTATGATCTTAACCAACACACATCATACATTGCATTGTGAAATATTTTTATAGTGTCTGTTGAACAAACTTCTTTTATATAATCTATTACAATTCTTTTATCTAAATTACCTTCTCTATGTCCTATTGGATAGTAACCAGACCAACCATCTACAGCTAAAGCAAAACCTATGATCTCACCTTCACCAATAACTGCACCAGATCCTCTTGATTTTAAATTAGGATCTCTTGTTTCTAAGTCAATTGCAATATATTTTTCTTTACTTAAATCAGGAAAATTTTCTGGACAAGTCCATTCTGTTGCTGCTGTAAACATTTAATTAAGACTCCTTAAAAATTTTAATTCTTTTTCTAAAATAGATTCTTTTGTTTTCTTAACTATATAATCAAAAATAGGACCATGACATACAGCTTTGGTTCTTTCTTTATTTTGAAATAAAAAATATTTTTTAGATATGTTCAAACATAATCCACTTTTTTTTAATTTAATTCTGACAGATTTTTTTCTATCTTTTACTAAAATAAAATTTTCTTCATTTAATATTACGTTCATATTAAATCAAATAAATAAATTGTCATTAATGAATAAAAAAATAAATCATGCACTGCAAATAAATTCATTTCTTTTTACTCATGTCTTTCATCTTTTTAATTTCTAATTCACAATAATGAATTATCTTTTCAAGATCTTGTACACCATTTTTATTCATATATCTACACACGTACTTAATTACATTTCCTTGAAAAAATGAAAGATCATTTTTTGAAATAAATTCATACGGTTGAATGTGAAAGTCTTTATAGTGATTCCCGCCTATTTGTTTATTTTGTGGAAATGCTTCATCAAACATGTCTTTACTTGTCATATTATTTCTTCTCCTATGTTATATTGATATTCATAACCTTGATTCATTATGAATAAGTTTTCTTTTGCTCTTGTCACACCAACAAAAAATAATCTATGTTCAGTGTCCTTATTTACTTGAGCTGCGTTGTAAATAATTCTTTCTAAATCTGTAAATAAAATAACGTTCTCTGCTTCTTCACCTTTAACTGCATGTATTGTAGACAATTTTATTCTTGCTGGTTTACTTAGATCCTCGCCGCTCGCCACTAGCTCCTGGA